CTAAAAATTATATAATAATTAAGCTGCAATTTCTTCCCAATCAGGAGTTTGCGTTGTTGAAACTTCACTATAACTAGGTGTTTGTGTTGTAGATACTTCTGAATAATTTGCCGTCTGACTATCATCAACTAGACCCCAAACATTTACTCCATTTACAAAGCCAGTTCCTGTTACATTTGTTACAGCCACAACAGCTTTACTTATATTGGTAACATCACCTATTTCACCAGTACCTGATACTCCTGTAACATCTAAATTGTTATTACAAATAACAACTTCGTCACCTAGTTCTAATGTTGAAGCAACTGCACTAACACCAACAACTGCTATTGCTTGTACAATTACTGTACCCTGTGCTGTTGTTCCTGCGTTTCCTGTTACAGATGTATTTGCTTCTGCTATAACAGTTTCTGAACCTAATGCTGTAGTTCCAGCATTTCCTGTTACAGCTATGTTTGCGGTACAAACAACACTTTCGTCACCAAGTCCAGATGTTGATGTTACCGCAGATACTCCTTGAACTGCATCTCCTTCAACAACTGTATTTCCTAATGCAGATACACCAGCATTACCTGATACAGTTACTAATGCTTTTGCTATTACAGTCTCAGAGCCTAATGCTGTTGTTCCAGCTACTCCTGTAACTAGAATTGGAGCAGCTTCGCCCCAAGTAGCTTCACCCCAAGTACCTCGACCCCAGCCTGTAATATTAGCCATTTAAAACTAAGCTATTCTAATAATTGCGTTTGATGCGTCTGCTGTTGGAAATTGAATTGTAAAATCACCATTGGTAGAAGTTTTGTCACCACCAAATGCTAATATACATACTGCTGGATCGCCAGAAGCTGAGTCATTAAATATCATTGCTCCATTAGCAGTTATAGTTGCAGAACTAAATGTTAAATCAGCAAAGTCTGTAAATGCTGTAGTAGAAGAAGTAGTAGGGTCTACTCTCGTTAAAGCAGCACCTTTAGCTGTGTAATTAGTTCCACTAGCTTCATTAGAAGTAGTATATGCAGTAGTAGCAGCACCTAAACTAGCACTACTTGTATATAGTGCTAAATTAAATGTACTTCCACCTGAGTTTAAAAAATTGTGTTTTGCTTCCAAAAGTTCTTTTTTGAAAGAAGTGCACATTGCTTGTGATATAGCCATTATAGCCTCCTTATAATATCTGCCATTTCTTTATGACCTTGTTTCTCTAGCATACCTGCTACAGTTGATCTGTCACTTAAAATAGCTTGTTTTATGTAAATTAATATAACTTTTTCTATTTGATCTTTAAAAGCATCTGCTTGTGCTTTTACCATAGGATCAGCATTATCGCTTACTGATACTAATCTTTCTAAAATTCTTTCAGTCCAATACTCAGGACTCAAGCCTTTATTCTGTGTGGTTTGTACAGCAACTTGTCCAATAGTTGATTCTATATCAACACTAAACATTTACTTTCCTTTGTCCATCCCTAAAAGCATCTTTACGATTATAACCATCTGATTCAAGTGTTAATCTTTGTAAGGCTTCCTGAAATCTTTTTTCGTAATTAACTAATATATCTGGCTCACCTTTCATAAAAGTATAAGCCTCTACTAAACTGGCATAAAGTAAAGCTTCTGTAGCATTTGTACCTAACCATGATGTTCCATCTGTAGAAGCAGTAATAGATGTAGGTATATAAAAATAGTGCAACTCAACTGTATAATTAGAATTAGGTGTAGGTGCTACAATAAAAGTATCATCATCAAATTGAGCATAAAACTTTGGAGTTCCTGTTGTGCTTGCAGATGGAAAAGATTGTCTTATAAAACTTACATCTTTATTTAATAAATACTCATAATTACTACTGCTATCTAAAACAGCTAAAGAGAAAGGATATAAATAATCTGTAGGTGTTGATAAATAAGGACTACTAGAAGTTAATGTACCAGTAACATTTTTTCTAAAATTTGGTAGTTCAACAGATTTAATTATTCTATTTTCTGCTTGTACTATTAATGTTGGTAAATTTGTAACAAAAGTAGACTCAGTATTTTGAGTATAATCTTGTATAGCTGTTTTTAATGTTGTAAATGTCCAACTCATGTTATTACTACCTTAACTTTACCTAACTCTGTTGTGATATCCAAACCCATTGTACTTGAACCAAACTCAGTTACACCTCCTCCTACAGGATCAAAAGCATAATAAGTAGTTGATTCTTTTTCTCCTGTATCTACTCTAGGATTATATAAATTTTGTGGATCAACTATATTTAGTTCTCCAAGTTTTAATTGTGGTTGATCTTCATCTAAACATTCATAACAAACTCGCAACCCATTTCGTTTGCTATCAAATATTTCATATTGAAGTTCATTTAACTTATATGTAAAACCACATCTGTCACATTGACCTAATGCTTTTTTACCTCTTGCGTATGCCATTATCTATAAGTTGTTAAATCAGGTACAAACTTTACTGCTGCTCTTTCTCTATCAGCATCACTAATTACTTCATTCCAAAGTTCATCATATCTTTGTTTTATAAAAGGAATTCTTTGTGCAGACTCTGGATTTTTACTAGCTAATGAATATGCTAAAGCATACGATAAGCATGGTAAATATCTGTCTGGCACATCAGCATTATTAGTAGCTATTGTTCCTGCATCTTCTATTTTTTGTATGTAGTCATAAACTAAAGTATATGTATCTGCATCATCTGGTGTTGACCATAATACAATTTGTAAAGTGCCTGTGTTTTTATCTACAAAAAATTGTGTGGGTTTTGATTTATTAAGTTTATTAGCTTGATGATTATATTCTGTTCTAGATATTCTATTTAATCTTTGATCAAATTGTTTATTTACATCACCTGCATCAGTTCTTATAAAAGCATCTATAACTTCAATAGCTGAACTATCTAAACTATAAGTATTTGTACCAGAAGTTAAGCTTACTGTTCCTTGTTCAACAGTCCAAAGATTTAGTCCTTTATTTTGCCACTCTAAAAAAACTAAATTCAAAGCACGTTTAGCACTCATATAGCTATAACCAGAGCGTAATTCAACTCCAGCTATATCATAAGCTTCTTCCATAATATCGCTTATGTCTAAAGTAAATGTATGAGTACCACTCGTTGCCATTATTTATCCTTTTTAATTCTAGTTATAGTTATACCAGATTTAGTTTTGCTTACCTTTTTTTTAGATGCAGGTGTTTTTTGTATTTGATTTCTCATGCTAGTTCTTGATATAGCCATAGTATTAACACTTCCATCTTCTACGAGCCTGTCTTATTCTTGAATTAGGATCGTTTCTTGTTTTAGCAGAACTTCTTTTTAATTGACCTAAAGACCTAGCACAGTAAGACTTTCTGCGTTTTGCAGCCTTACTTCCTTTTTTTACTTTACCTGTTACTGCTGTTTTTAACTTAGAACCTGGATTTGCTTTGCGATATGCAGCAACTCCTTTCTTAGTCATACCAGCACCAGACTTAGTAGGGCGATAGTTTGCACTCTTACCCTTAGTAGTTTTGGGTATAGGGTTTTCTCGTTTTCTTTTGGTCATTAGAACTGTATCTAGCTCTTACCACCTCTAGCCGAGCCTTTAGATGATTTACCACCACCTGCCATGCCTTTAGACCTTTTCTTTTTCATAGCTGGTTCAGTCATACCACCACCAAACATTTTTTTGACGTAATCTTTGTATTGCATGACATTTTGTTCTTTGCCAACCTCAACACCAGACTTACCGCCACCTGCCATGTATTTTGTATTTTTCATTCCTGACTTGCCACCGCCAGCCATATATTTAGATTTTTTCATAATTACTCCAATTAGATAAATATAATACTCCGTTTTACCAGAGTATTATAAATATAGATGATACTACTTTTTCTTAGTAGTTGTTTTTTTTGCTGTAGTTTTTTTCTTAGCTGGTGCTTTTTTCTTTGGTTTTTTACCACCAACATAAGCTTCATTGACATCAGGAGTAGAAGGATCGTCAGCAACTAGTTGCCCTTTATCATTCCTTGCCCTTTCTCCATTCATCTCAGCACATTTACGTTCTGCATCTTCTAAATCAGGATCAGGACCAAATACAGGTCTGTAGATTCCATCTTCATCCAGATGTAAAACTTTATACTGTGCGGGAAACTCACCAGTTTCAGAAATTACATAATCTTTAGTTTTAGCCATAATTAGCTCCTATTAATCAGAATACACTTTAACCATCTCTAATGTGATGGAATAAGTATCTCCTGACGAGTGACCTTTTGTGGTAAATAAAATGTCACCATTTTTACCACTACCTGCATTATTAGGAAGTCCACCAAAATCTGCAAAATCCATGTGTCCATTACTACTTTCAGCTAGTTCCATA